CCTTCTATCTCTACTTCTTTTTGTTGAGCAGTAACTGTATGTCCTGCTAACTTTGTAAATAAAATTAAAACTTCTTCTAATAAATGACCATAAAAAAACTTTATTCTTAATGAAGGATTTAGTTTTTTATCTTCATGTTCTGTATGTTTATCATACCATAACTGTCTAGCAGGCTTACCTATAGCTGATAGTCTAAGATTTCTTTTAGGTGTGTGCTCCTCATTCATTAAATGTTTAATTGTTTCGGTAACACCATCCGTAAATTCTTTTAAATGTTTATCTAAATCTTTTAAATTATTTTTTTTATCTAAATCAAATAGAGAATATATATCTTCTACTAAAGTATCTATATTTTTTTTCATAAAATAAGTATGGGGATACCTTTATGATACCCCCATAGTCCTTTCGTTAATTAAGAAGCAAAAGATACTTCAGCATCTTCCTTCGCTACAAATCCATCTGGAACAACATCAAATGCATCTTCCATATCATTTTGATAAGGAATTAAATTTGTAACTTGTACTGCACGTAAGTCTGCATTAGTACCAGACCTACCTTTGTACTCCCAAGTGTATGTAGAATACAATACACTTACTTCAGAGCCATTACCAATTAAGGTATCTTTCATAGCTCTCTTTTGAGAATCCATTAGAGTTGGAGCTTTATTATAATCTCCATTCTTCCTTCTAACATTTCTCTTAATGCTAACAAAGTCTCCTCTGTCATCATTCTTATTCTTGATTGTAAGACCATCAGCTTGAGCAATCTTCTTGTTCTTCTCGTCTAAGCTAACGTCTATACTCCAAGTACCATCACTATCAAATGTAGTGTTTGGATTTATTAATGAAGCCCAATAGGCTTTTCCCTGTATTACGGACATATTACTGTCTCCTTTCATAGTTAAAAATATAATTATAGCAAAACATATACTATATGTCAAGCACTTTCTTTAAAAGCTTTTATAACATCTGAAGAAAAAAGCTTTTGTATATTTAACAAATACATACGAGATGCATTGTTATCTCCCCCTGATACTGATTTTTTATTATCTAAGTTTTTAATTATCTTTCTTAGACTATCTGTTTTAAAAACCAAAGTAGCAAAAGTTTCTTCACCGATACAAAGATTGTGAAACCAATAGTCAGATGTGGTGGCATCAATACCACTAGGCTTACCATAGCATTGATACTCTATTGCAATGTTACCTGTTTGCTGCCACATATCTCTTTCAGATTTAACTTCAATCTTTTTGTCTTGTAACATAGATGCTACATTCTTCTCTCTTACTTTTCCGTATTGTAAATCTATATCAAACTTCTTGCGATTTTCAATACTAGGTTCTAGTGAGTTTCTGCCCATGTTTTTCCTACCTTATATTCGTTATCTAATGGACAACGCATCTGTAATTGTTTCTCAGTATCTTTCATAGCATACTTAGTTATCTTACAAAATGCTTGCACATCTTTGTTTACAACCTCAAACTGATATTCATCATGAACACTAGCAACTAACTTTACATCTAAGTTAGAAGACGTAGTTCTTTTCATAATGTTTACCAACCACAACTTACACACGACTGCTCCTGCACCTTGTATTAAGGTATTAAGAGCAGAGTGTGGACTACGTGTACGCAACAACCTACCATCTATGCCCTTTATAACACCATGTTTTTGGGCAGTATTAGTTACAATGTCACGTACACGTTTAAGGGATGGCATACTTTTTAAGAATCTATCTATCAACACCTTTCCCTCTTTTGAACCTCCTCCTACTATTTGACCTATCTTTGCAGGTCCTGCACCATACATAAAAGCATATATAAAAGTCTTTGCTTGGTCTCTATCGGTGAGACCTGCCATATTCATATTATGTGTATGTATATCTCCAGTTAGTAGGGTATCAGTAAACTGTTTATCATTCATTAAGTGAGCCAGACATCTAAGTTCTAACCCACTAGCATCTGTACCCACTATTGAATGAGTATGTATGTTACCTACTGTCCAACACTCTCTACATTCTTTACCATAGGGAGACCTAACAGCAGGTATCTGAGCCATATTAGGACTATTGTGTGCCATTCTACCTGTTATAGTTTTTAAGGTCATTACTTTACCATGCACTCTACCAGTTTTATCGTTAAATGATTCAATCCATGACTTGATTTGTGCAACACGTTTTTGTAGTAAAAAGAACCTTGAAAACTTTTTAGCTTCAGGCATATCAATAGTGTCTAATACTTCTTCGTTAATAATTACATTACCTTTATCTGTAAACTTCTTTGGTTTCCAACCTATAGCCATAAGTCTATCAGCTATCTGTTGTCTAGAACCAATATTAAAAGGTATGTACTTGGTCTTTGTTTTTAGTTCTACTTTCGTAGGTTCAAACCTTTCTATTGCCCACTTTTCTAACTGACTAGCTTCATCTGACAGTTGTCCAAGTAACAACATTGCTTTCTTTATATCTAAAGCAAATCCATTTTTCTCTTGTTGGTCAAGTATAACTCTTACTTGATGCTCTAAGTCAATACATGACTTCGAGAAACCTTTACCTTCTTTCTTTAGGTATTCGTATAGCTTGTGTGTTATCTCCACATCTTGTATACAATACTTTTTTAACTCGTCTGTATACTTTGCAAAGTTTTCTATAGAACCTTTTGGAAATTTAAATCTATCACCCCATGCTTTTAATCCATTACCACCTTCTCTCATTGGATTGAATAGCTGTGATAAGATTAATGTATCTAATACTTGTGATGGTTTAATATTTGTTCCTAACAATCTATTAAGAACAGGAGCATCAAAAGATAAACCATTATGCATAATATACTGTTCAATATTTTTTGACCAGTTTTTAAATACATGCATATTGTCTGGGTCAAATACTGTTACTAAGTTTGTATCTATATTCTTAGCTACAATACAATTAACAACACTAGCATCTAGTTGGTCTGTTTCTATATCAAGAACAACTTTCACAATCTTTCTCCTCCTTTCCACACCAGTTACAAGGTTCACCTTTACCTGTAGCCATCATAGTTTTTTCTTCATCACAATAATGTTCCCACATTTCTGGTTCTTCTTTAGCTTCTTCCCATAATTTAGTTTGTTTATCTTCAGATGTTTTTGGTAAATAAACAATTACGAGAGAACCACAATTATGACAAGATAAATTTGTTTCCATACAAAAATCTTCATTTTCTTCAATGTCGTGGTCACCACCCCATATTAACTCTGCTCCACAATGCCAACAATTCATTAGAAAGGTACCTCCTCTTTATTTTCTACATTATACTCTGCTTCGTAAGGATTGTCAACCTCTGTTAATCTACCTGTATCTCTATTGTAATACAAGTGTGTAGCTATACCTGTCTCTCCTGTATATCTGTTCTTTAGAATACGAATGGTTGTAGTATTAGCTTCATCTCCTTCTGCTTGTTGATTTCTTTCTAAACCTATTACACTATCTGATAAGTGTGCAATAGATGCAGAACCTCTAAGATGTGATAGTGTTATCTCCTTACCATTTTCATGACCAGAGTCACCTGCAGGTCTACGTAAGTGTGATACCAATAACATACCCACACCTGTTTGTTCTACAAGAGAACGTAACTTTGTCATAAGTACATCAATAGACTTTCTCTCATCTCCCTCCTCTTGTCCAGAAACAAGAATAGATAAGTGGTCTATGAATATCCATTTACAATCTAATGCTTGTGCCATATATCTAACCCTAGCAAGTATCTCGTCATTACTAATAGAACCAAAATGGTCAAAGGCAAAGAACCTACCAGAGCCTATAGTATCTTCTTGCCATTTATCTAATTGGTCTTGAGTAAACTGTTTACGTATTTCTTTGATATACAATCTAGCATCAGCTTCTACTGACATAATATTAAATGCTGTGTTCTTAACACTCTCTTCTAATGCTAGTATACCTATATTATCTTTTGTGTTTCTAAACAAGTGATGCATTAGTTCTCTCATAATTGAAGACTTACCCATACCTGCACCACTTGTAAATGTTATTAGTTCTCCTGTTCTCATTCCATAAGTTTTATCATTCATCTTACTCCAAGGAAACAAACATGTTTCACAGTACTCTTCTGTAAATAGTGAAGAGCCTAACTGTTGTAAGTTCATAATGCCTGCAGGAGTATAAGGTTGTGCCGACCACCAAGCTTGGTTGAAGGCTTGGCTCTTTCCCATCTTTAGATATTCGTTAGCATCCTTATACTCCATAGACATTATTTTGCACTTGTTCGGAGAAAACAATTGAGCAACTTTGTTGGCAGCTTTTCTGCCTTGTTCATCCATATCAAAACATATAATGATATTATCAAAGCTATCAAGATATTCAAATGATGCTTTACAATCTCGTAATGCACCACCTGCTCCTGTTTTGATTGAGACAGATGCCCACTTACTACCCATCAATTGATAAGCAGACATAGCATCTATCTCTCCTTCTGTTATGGTAACATACTTACCACCAGAGTTAAATAAATTTTGACCAAACAACATAGCTTCTTGTATAGAACCTTCAGTCCACATTTGTTTTGTAGATGTATTTCTAACTTTGTTAGCTACGTGACTACCATTAACATCATAGTATTCATAGATGTGCTTGGTTGTAACTGTACCATCTCTTGTAATCTTTGTGTTATATTTTTCTGCTGTGTCTTTTGTAATTTTTCTTTCTACTATGTCTGCAACAACACCTTCATTTGTTAAAGGTTTAGCTTCTGCTACAGGCATAGGCGTTACATTGTTCATATCTCCATCCTCTCCAAATCTAGTTTCACAAGAGAAACAATAACTGTATCCTTCTGCATGTTTAACTTTAGCATCACTAGACCCACACTTAGGACAAGGACCTCTGTCTAACCATTTACTTGAATACATTTTGTTCCCCTAATTATAATCATTTAATTTATCTTTATACAATAATTCAGCAAAGTCAATTCGTTCTCCTAACACAACATTAACATCTTGTTTAGCTAGTCGCTTTGATTCTTTATCGTCATAACCCTCACTCTTATATTCTCTGTAATACTTTTTAAATAAAGTTTTACTTTCTTTATCCCATAAATTCTTTACCAATGTCTTCTCCTATAAATTTATAATGTAAACAATAAATCCTATTATTAATATAGCAGGAAATATATTGTTTGTCCATAGCTTTTTTTTCTGTGTTTTTTTAAACCATTTGCCTGTTGCTTTTAATCTTCTCTCTCTATCTTTACTCATCTTTAATATGTCCTGCATCTGGATTCTCTACCCAACCTTTAAACTTTTTATTTGTTTTCAATTCGTACAACTCATCAGTTAATTCTTTAACACGTATCATTAACTTTTTATTTTGTTTCTGTAATTCATATATGTTTCTTTTATATAATTTTTCTAAGTCTGTATTCATTATAACCTCGTTAATAAGTAAGCTACTAATACTATAAACATTCCTAATACTATACCTATGACAAACATATTTAATATATTTAATTCAATCATTGAACACTCATTAAAATCATATGGTCATCTAGTAAAGGTGTTATATAAATATTATTCTTTTCATATAATCTATTTAAAAAATGTTCAGCTTCTACATCTGATTCAAAATATCTAACCTTACCATCTTCTTCATACACATCTGGTAAATCATCTACCTTTGGATTATATAAAGCTATTACATACATTATTTATCTTCCCAATATTTTTCTATAAAGTATACATTGTATGCCCAAGATACATCTTTATTTTCTTTACACATCTTATCGTATATTTCATAGTTAGTTAAATTATAATTATTATTTATAAAATTATATTTTATAATACTATAGTTATATTGTTTTGTCAACATATAATTATAACACAATTAAGGGTAATGTAAAACATAGCAAGTACCAAACAATACATGCTAAAAACATCTTAATTAAATCTCTATTTATGTTTATCATACTTTAAAATTCCTTCCTAAGTCTTTGTTATATTTATATAATTCATAATTAACTTTATTATCTCTAAGCATATCAAATAATCTGTCTAATATCTTTTTTTTACTTGGTCTTTTATCAAAGTCTAATTCTATTTTTACTTTGTATTTCATTCTTCCTCCTTGTCTCCAGAGATAGCACCTATCTTTCCTTTGAAAGGAATAACCTTTGCAGTAGGTTTTAGGTCTTTACGTTTTATATCTTCTACTAAATGTATGTCTGGTTCAAAATCCATATCACCAAACATAAAGTCTTCTAGTTCTGTACGACCTCCTATATGTAAAAAGATTTGTGGTACAGTCTTATGTCCTGCTTCTCTAAATCTTTTTATTTTTTCAGTTGTATCTAATTTTCTTTCTTCAAATGTTTCTCCTGCTTCTCTTAATATCATCTTTGCAGATTCACAATGCCCACATCTATCTTGTGTGTATATAATATATTTAATCATCTAGTAAGTTCTCCTCTCCTTCTTCCATTTGATACTGTGCATCATCTCCATACTCAGTACCTTCAAAGGTAGCTTTACCCTCATTACATGTAAAGGTTTCTCCTTCTGTCTGCTCTACTGACCAAGCTAAATCTTGCATCTCAGCTTGAGTAAGTTTAGTATTAGATTCTACTTTGTAGTATCTAGTATCTACTGTTTGTTCACTAAATTTATATGTGTATTTATACTCCATTTATATTCTCCTTGTTAAACCATGATGGTGCTTGTCTTCCTTTGTCCCACTTAGCTATATCTTTCTTCGCACCTAAATAATAATTTCTGTATGCAGTTATAACATCATTATGTTTGTATTCATCTGGCATACATTGTGGGTGTATTGTTTCGTGGTAGTGGTCAAACTCAAAAGGTGTGTGATATAATTCAAATATTACTGCTTCACATTTATGTGACCTACCATATCTTCTTGTGTACTCTGCACATAACTCCTGTCCATGATGGTATAACCATTTGTAGTTTTGCTTAGTATCTCCTGCCCATAATGTGCAAGGGTGTTTCTTGTGTGCTTCTTTGTATGGTACTTTGTCTCCATGCCCATACCTGTGCCAAACACTACATAACATCTGTGCAGTTTCTAATGGCATCTTAACTACATGCTTATCGCATTGCATCTTTGCAGAGTCCCAAGGATTACCTGCTAGTACAAATATATTCATTTTGTAAACTCCTCCTCTGTTTCCATTCTAAGTTTCATATTAATAACTTCTAACAACATACTTGTAGCTACAGTATGGCTAGGTGCAGTACCATAGGCAAGGTCTGTTGTTTCCATTTGCATAGCAAGTATCATATTAGGCACAGTTACTCTGTTCTGTAACTCATCAAACATATCGTGTATATATTCTTTTGCTAAATCTATCTGCCCTTCGTCATTAAGTTTTCTTACTGTCATAAAATCTCTCCTCTATGCTTTTTAAATTATAAACATACGAAAGTATTTCTTGATGACTATATCTTTCAGTAGCATCTATACCTACTAATGCTTCACATAGTTCTTCATACTTTTCTAGCTTATCAGTTATGTCTGAGTTTACTGCACCTTCAAAAAAATTATCTGCCATTAGTCTTCCTCCATTTCTATTCCTAGTTCATCTCCATAATCATACTTGTCCATTTCTTCTACATCACTAATGTAAAACTCTTCATGTACTTGGTCAAACGTATCTGGAGTTTGTAATGCTTCCATACGTCTACGTACTTCCTCTGCATCTACATTAGATGGGTACTCTACATATCTTTTATAGTGTATGATTGTTTGTCCTCTTACTTCGTAATATCTTTTCTTTTGTTTAGGCATCTTGCACCTCCTTATTATATATACCTACATCAGATA